CCGGGACCGCAAACTCGATCCATGATAGATCCCAGTGTCTGTCCGTAGTGATCTTCACTAATTCTGGAAACATAGCGATATGTTTCTGTGAATTAATGAGGGCATTAGGACGGAGACCGGAGATCTCATAACCTTGGTAAAGAATTCGCTTTGCGAATTCAATTCTGAGGTTATGATCGTCGGATATAAGACTTTTGGAAAGATTGATGGAAACACCGATCTCATCCATAAAGTTCTTGTATCTTCTCGCCACCATTGGATTCCATATGACCACATCATCGCCAATTATTGCGTAATCTTTGAAAGATTTAAGTCCTTCTTTGAAAGCGCAAAATTCGATGACAACGTGGTGCGTAAGACTAAAGGCTGCCCATGAGGATAACATCCCCAAAGGCTGTCCTACGGCCCATCGTACTTCGTTACCGTCATATGTGAATGGCCTATCGGTTAAAACGTCTGCCCAAGCATCGGCGATTTCTTTACTGAATACATGAGATAATAATATCCTCTGTAGTTGTAATGGAAATCGATCTGTTGCTGAGCTGAGGTCAAAGCTGTGGGCATGGGCCTTAACCACTCGTAGAATTCTTTCTACTTGTGCATTTTGGTCCCATGTCCCATCGGTGATTAGCCTCTTAAGACAATCCATTAGTTTATCATGGATTGGCTTTAAAACGTTTTGACTCCAGAAGTCACCTATCCCAATAGTTCTAGTTTTGCATCCTCCCTCCGACAAGAGAGAGATTTTGCCAACTTTGTAACTACCAGGAGGTACATGGACTGCCATTCTCTCCATATAAGTCATTAACCAGTTTGCTCCCGTTAGGGCTGCAAGTCGGGTTAAGTTCTTATACAGAGTTGGATTGTCCATTACCGCACGGGCGTCTTCCCCAGATTTTAGTATCGCAGGTCCATTCGGACCTGCAACTAAATGAAGGAAAAGACGCATTCGTGCTGGGACTTTGAGATTTCTCATATGAGTCCTTTTAGTCCATCTCCTACAAAACGAATCAAATTCGTTGAGTAGGGTTGTACTTAAGGAAGGGCCCTTATCCGTAATAGGATTCGGGTTCCAGATTGGTGAAGACATTAACATTTCATAAGAACGTGTTAATGTTAACCCTAATCTCTTGTATGCTGCGGTATCGGTTCTTAGGAGCCATAGTAAGCTTTTAAGCTCACGTGGTACACCTGACGAATCGGTTCTACAGAAAGGAATCGTAGGAAGTTGATCACTCGTCGCCAGAGCAATTGCACACATGTGTAATTGTTTGTAGCGGTTAGCAGTATATTGTACCCCATTATTCTTGATTCTCATCGAAAATAATGTGAGGTATGATCTCGCTGTTGACATTAATAAGTCCACACTAAAGGATTTATCTTTAAGTCCAGTTAGGGTTCCAAGAACCTTAATTGCGGCTAATAAAGCATGAATCTTAAAAGTGTACTGGAATTTTATTGATACGTTTTGGTTAGCTCTCCTCATTGTATAACAATGGTGCCGGCGTAAGAACAAGCATCCGGCGAG